ATATTATATTTTACATAGAAATCCAGATACAAGCTCATGGAGCCTAATAGCTTATAATATAAGAAATGCTCCAAAAGAGATTGCCTGTTTAATGGGAGGAGGATCAAAGTCCTTTATTGCTCCAGATATTACTTCTCTAAATTATATGTTGCAAAAACAAAAGGAGGGTTATGATAAGCCTTTTAATCCTGCTAGTGAAAAGACAAGCTAATGACTACAAAGAAAAAGAAACCCGCAAAGAAAAAGAGTGGTGCAAAACCAACTAACCCTACACTCTATGCAAGAGTTAAGGCAGAAGCAAAACGTAAGTTTGATGTGTATCCAAGTGCCTATGCAAATGCTTGGCTAGTTCGTACCTACAAGAAACGTGGAGGTGGTTATGCCTAAACCTACAGGTGGCCTTACTGCGTGGTTTGGTAAAGGCCCAAAAGGTGATTGGGTAGACATAGGTGCTAAAAAGAAAAAGGGAAAGTTTCAAGCTTGTGGTAGAAAATCTACGAAGACAAGTAAACGAAAATATCCTAAGTGTGTACCTAGAGCTACAGCAAATAGAATGACAAAGGCACAAATAACAAGTGCCGTAACAAGAAAAAGAGCAGCAAGTAATGTAGGTGGCAAACCTAAGAACGTAGCCACATTTACAAAAAGAAAAACAGCAAAGAAGAAAAAAGCTTAAGGATATATAAATTATGAAAAAACTTACAGATGCACAGAAAGCAAAACTTAAATCTCATTCAAAACCACATAAAAATAAAAAGGGTCAAACAGTAGACGGACATTCACCAAAGCATCTTAAGGCTATGAAAGTAATGATGGAACATGGTATGTCCTTTGATAATTCCCATAATGCTGCTATGAAAATTATGGGAAAGTAATGTTTAAGTATGATAGAGATGAGTTAATTAAACAAATCGCACATCACGAAGGCGTAGTATTAAAAGTTTATAAAGATAGTTTAGGCATAGATACGATAGGTATAGGAAGAAATTTAGAACATAGAGGTATTGAAGATTTAGAGTTAGCCCACATAGAAAAGACTATGAGTGAAATTTATGAAAATGGTATAACAGAGCAAGATGCGTATTTTCTTGCTCATAGAGATATTGAAATTGTTGAGAAAGAACTGTTGGCTTCGCGCCCAGTTGTAGAAGAATTAGATAATATTCGACAAAGAGTATTAGTTGACATGGCTTTTAATATGGGTATACCTAGACTAAATAGGTTTTATCGCATGTGGAGTGCGATTAACGAGCTTGACTTTAAAAGCGCAGCTATAGAAATGTTAGATTCACTTTGGGCGCGTCAAGTAAAATCTCGCTCTGATACTTTGGCTTATGCTATGAAACACGGAGAATTTGCATAATGGCATTAACAGATGCAGAAAAAGGTAGACTAAAACGAGCAGGGCTTAGTGGTTTAAACAAACCAAAACGTACACCAAAGCACCCAACAAAAAAAGCTGTGGTAGCTATACGTGATGGCGGTAAAGTAAGGATTATTCGTTTTGGTGATCAAAAGATGGGACATAACTATTCGCCGGAAGCGCGTAAATCTTTTAAAGCTAGGCATGGAAAAAATATTGCAAAGGGCAAAACGTCTGCTGCTTACTGGGCTAATAAGATGTTTTGGTCGGGGCCGGGAGGTTCTAAAAAATCTCCTCCGAAATCTCAGAAACACAAGAAGGGTGTATAGCAAAGGAGAAATTATGATTAAAAATATTTCAAAGTGGGTTATGCTTATTCCTATTAAACTTGTAGAATGGGCTATGTGGCCTGTAGCACAAGCACATATACAACTAACAAAGGTATCAAAGTGGATAAGAAATACACTATCATAGAAAGAAATATAAATGTCTAAAACTCTTACGGCAAAGCAAAATAAATTTTTATCTGCTTTATTTGATGAGGCAGAGGGCGATGTAGTAAAAGCAAAACTGCTTGCTGGGTATTCTGAAAATACCAGTACTACTGAAATTATTCGTGGTATGAAAGAAGAAGTGATTGAAGCTACACAGTTATACATGGCGCGTAATGCACCACGTGCAGCTATGGCTATGGTAAGCGGTGTACTTCAGCCAACAGAATTAGGTATACGAGACAAGTTAAATGCCGCAAAGGAACTGTTAGATCGAAGCGGCATTGTTAAAACAGAAAAAATGCAGGTAGAAAGTTCTGGTGGTATTATGCTGCTACCTGCAAAAGATACGAATGAGTAGAACTGCTGGCGAGTGGAAATTACCACAGCCTACAGATATTAAAGAAGAAGATGAGTGGATATCTATACCTCGTATAGCACGTACTGTTCCATTTGGTTATAAACTAGACGAAAACGATTCAAATATTCTTAGGCCAATACCACAACAGCTTGACGCTTTGGAGCAAGCAAGACAGCATGTTAAACAGTATTCTTACAGAGAGGTGGCTAACTGGTTATCTACTCGTACTGAAAGATACATCTCACATGTAGGATTAAGGAAAAGACTTGCCCATGAGCAGCAGCGTAAGAGACAAATTACAAGCCTCCGCAAGTGGGCAGAATATGCGGAAACGGCAATCGAAAAGGCAAAAGAACTCGAAACCGAAAGACTTGGAGCAAGAACCGCTACAGCAGACTGAGGTAAAGGAAAAAACAGTTGATGCTGTAGAGGATACACATGTAGTAATATTTAAACCAAACGAAGGACCGCAAACAGAATTTTTAGCGGCAAGTGAACGTGAGGTTTTATATGGGGGTGCAGCAGGAGGTGGCAAATCCTATGCCATGTTAGCTGATCCATTGCGTTACTTTGGACACCCCGACTTTAGTGGCTTGTTACTTAGGCATACAACAGAAGAACTAAGAGAGCTAATATACAAGTCACAGGAACTGTATCCGAAAATCTGGCCGGGAATTAAATGGTCAGAAAGAAAGATGCAGTGGACTGCGCCTTCTGGTGCGCGACTTTGGATGTCGTACCTTGATAGAGATGAGGACGTGTTGCGTTATCAGGGTCTGGCTTTTAGCTGGATAGGCTTTGACGAGTTAACACAATGGCCTACGCCATATGCATGGAACTATATGCGCTCTCGTCTACGGTCCACTGCCCCTGATTTGCCCATTTTTATGAGGGCTACTACCAATCCGGGTGGTAGGGGGCATAGTTGGGTCAAGAAAATGTTTATTGATCCTTCACCCGCGAATAGCACTTTTAACGCTGTTGATATAGAAACAGGAGTCGACTTAATTTTTCCAGAAGGGCATAATAAAGCAGGACAGCCCTTATTTAAACGAAGATTTATTCCTGCATCTTTAGTAGACAATCCTTATCTTGCGGCATCAGGCGATTACGAAGCAATGCTTTTGTCTCTGCCTGAACAACAAAGAAGGCAACTACTACATGGTGATTGGGATATTAAAGAAGGCGCGGCGTTTACGGAGTTCACTAGAGAACATCATGTCATTGCTCCTTTTGAAGTCCCTCACAATTGGAGAAAGTTTAGGGCTTGCGATTATGGTTATGGTTCCCATACTGGTGTGCTTTGGTTTACGATTGCTCCAGATGAGCAGTTAATAGTTTACAGAGAACTATATGTTTCTAAAGTTCTTGCGACAGATTTAGCTGATATGGTTTTAGATTTAGAACAGGATGACGGCAATATAAAATACGGTGTGCTAGATAGTAGTCTTTGGCATAAGCGTGGTGATACAGGGCCATCTCTTGCAGAACAAATGATAATGAAGGGTTGTAGGTGGCGACCTTCTGATAGAAGTAAGGGAAGTAGAGTTTCGGGTAAAAACGAATTGCACAGACGTTTACAAATAGATGAATACACACAAGAAGCAAGATTAGTATTTTTTGATAATTGCGTAAATACAATAGCTCAAATACCCGCTATACCGCTTGATAAAAATAATCCTGAAGATGTAGATACAAAAGCTGAAGATCACTTGTATGATGCACTTAGGTATGGTATAATGTCTAGACCAAGATTTAATATTTTTGATTTTGATATACCCCATTCGCATCGTCGATATGAACCTGCAGATGCGACATTTGGATATTAAAATGTTTTTATACCTATATTATAATCATTTTGAAAAATATTTTATTAGTATTAAAGACAGAATTATAAGGATAAATAAATGGCTGATGAAGATACCTCATTAATTGAAGCAACCTCTATTGCGTTAGAGGATATTGAGGATGACAGTGTTATAGAGGATGCTGGTATATCACCTGTTGTAAATTATATTTATCACAAGTATCAGCTTGCAAAAGATTATAGAAAAACAGATGAGCAAAGATGGTTAAAAGCTTATACAAACTATAGAGGATTGTATGGACAAGAAGTACAATTTACAGAAGCAGAAAAGTCTCGTGTATTTATTAAGGTAACAAAAACAAAAACATTGGCTGCGTATGGGCAGGTTGTAGATGTTTTATTTGCAGGACAAAAGTTTCCATTAAGTATTGAACCCACAAGAATGCCAGAAGGTATAACAGAAAATGTATCTTTTGATCCAAATAAACCAGAGCAACTAAAAGAGTTTGAAAATCCATATGGTAATAGAGACGATGAGGGTCTTCCGGCTGGTGCTACACTTACTAGTTTAGAATTAGGACCGCTTGAAGAAAAGTTGGAAGGACTACCTATTGAGGAGGGAGTCGGTAAAAGTCCGACTGCTGCAACATTTAGTCCTGCTATGGTTGCTGCAAAGAAAATGGAAAAAAAGATTATGGATCAGCTAGAGGAAAGTAATGCCTCTAAGCATCTTCGTAGTACAGCATTTGAAATGGCACTTTTTGGAACAGGTGTTCTTAAGGGGCCATTTGCTACAAATAAAGAATATCCTAACTGGGAAGAAGATGGTTCATACAATCCTACATACAAAGTTATGCCACAAATTAATCATGTTAGTATCTGGAATATGTATCCTGATCCAGATGCAAACAACATGGATGAAGCACAGTACGTTGTTGAAAGACATAAGTTAAGTCGTACACAACTTCGTGCTTTAAAGAAGCGCCCGTTTTTTCGTAACAAAGTAATTGACGAATGTATTACTATGGGAGAATCTTACACAAAAGAATCGTGGGAAGATGATCTTGCAGATTATGAAATTCAACATAGTATCGAAAGGTTTGAGGTATTAGAGTACTGGGGTATTATTGATAAAGATGTTGTTAATTTAGAAGAACTAGATATACCCGAAGAGCTTGAAGATGTAGATCAACTACAGGCAAACATTTGGTTATGCAATAATAAAGTAATACGACTTGTTTTAAATCCGTTTAAGCCTGTACGTATTCCTTACATGGCGGTGCCTTATGAGCTTAATCCTTATAGTTTTTTTGGTGTGGGTATTGCGGAAAATATGGACGATACACAAACACTAATGAATGGTTTTATGCGTATGGCTGTAGATAATGCCGTACTATC